ATTTACCACCATGGTAATGTTGCAGGAAAAACATACATTCTCAGAAAAACTGAGATTAAATTGTTAACAGAACGATTTAATAGAATGTTCATGAAGAAGGATTTCACAACCGCTGATTTCGCCAGTTCATTTTGTAATATAAAGCAACCCACAGGTGGATATAGTATGAAACGCACATTAGGATGTACAGTGTTAGCCACTGCGTTGAACCTAATCGGTCAACAGCATTGGATGAACGTCGCTGTACCAGTTGGTGCTTCCTGTGTTAAAATACCAGGACCTATAACTAAACCATTTTCTCAAAAGATGAACACCAGAGATGTTCTCGACACAACCTCGAGTTGTGTTGTCATGGAAAACTACTTAGGACAACCAAAACTTGCAGAAATTTGGCAAGAAGAAAATACTCCTCAATCCTTCGTAGCAATTAATAACAGAGCGAGTAATTCAGCAATTGCACCACGGTTACCAGCATTTGCAAAAACAAGGGTAGGGCCTGAATTTAGACTATTTAGTCACACTTTTTGGGTCAGAACAAACCCAGTACCTGTTTTGAAATTCTTTCGGGACATTTTAGGATACATCCATATTTTGAGAATAGTTCCACTTCCATTGGTTGTGGCTGCTACTGCACTAGTGCCTTTCAAGTATGGTTTGTTATCAACAGCCATTTCCGCGTTGATGCCTTTAATTGATCTTTTGAAATTCAAACTCGATTACACAACGGTAACACAGTACCACATGGTTTCGGCCGGTCTCATTTCACAATTGAATCCAACTGCACCTTGCTTGACTGCTTCTTCTTCTGCGCTATTAACAGCAAAGAGAAGCGCAGTCCAAGTCAACGTCCAAACTTGGTTCAACAATATCAATTTGAGTTCAGTAGATGTTCACACATCACTCCTTGCTAGTAGATTATCTAACTGTCAGGGAGACTGGATGACTTCCACCACTGCTTATGCATTGGCATTATTTGACCGGGCTGCATCCAGCGCTAATGCGATGCAGCGTACCTACTAATGAGGTCACTTTGGCGATCTGTAACTCGCCAGTGTACAAAGTTGCAGACAAGGGAACAAGCCCATAAAACAACAGTGCGCTTCGCACACTCCACCTTTGGGAAACCATTGGTGAGTATTGAGGAGGAACGTTACTTTGGTCGTTCGTTTAGAACAGATGACTTTAGAGACGTCCGATATGAGTCAAGGTTAGACAAAATAAGGGAAACCGATGTGGACAATAGGAATATAAGAATCCACCCAACCGAGAGACAAAGGTCAGGCATTAGGAAAACTATGTTTTCAAATTTGCCTTGGTTCTACAAAGTAGCCTGTCCGATTAAACCGGATGATAACGACCTGGCATCACAAATTGATGGTGTCAAACATCGAGTTGGAGGGACATCATTACCAATAGATCCCACAACCTTGAGAGAATTCAAAGAATTCGTGAAGGATTGGATACACAAGAACCTAACACCATTGGATGCTGAGACAGATGTTTCGGTTGAAACTTGGTTGAAGGAATCGCCGTACACACAAGAGAGAAAAGATGAGTTAGCCGAAATTTTCGAACGCTATCAACAAGGATATTTACAAGGACGAGAGGTCGATTTTGAAAGACTCGAGTCATTTATTAAGGATGAGTTTTATACTTGCCCTAAAACCTTTAGAACTATCAATTCCCGTGTAGAAATATTTAAATGTCTTGTAGGTCCTACCATTCACGCCGTTGAAAAAGAGGTTTTTCAACTTCCGTACTTCATCAAAAAGATACCTGTAGCTGAACGAGCAAATTATATCCTTAATTTTCTTGATCCAAACGAGGTTGTCTTTGGAACTGATGTATCCGCATGGGAAGGAAGCATGAAGAAAGAAATACTCGAAGCATGCGAAGTTCAATTGTTTGATTACATGACTTCAGCAATGCCAACAAACAAAGAATTCCTCGCTTTGTACCGACAATTGTTACACAATAATAAGTTGTGTTTCTCAG